TAGAGAGCTTACTAACTTCGATGGGGGCGTCTCCGATAGTGGGGAAGGTCGTTGGACTTTGCATACTGCTGTGGACCTTGGCGTACCGTCTCCTGTTATCAGCAGTGCGTTGTGGTCTCGCTTTGAGTCACGCCGTCTTGGTGCTTTCGCAGCCAAGGTTCTGAATGGAATGAGATTTAAGTTTGGGGGACATGATGTTAGGTGACTTCTTATTATGGATATCCATACCGTTTGTATGTGCCACCTTCGCATTTGGACGACTTAAAGGTGAAAATGACTATTACGACTCGGACGACTACGATGGAAACGGAACCGCTCACTAGAGGGATTGTTATCTTTGGTGCAACAGGAGACCTGTGTAAAAAGAAACTAATCCCTGCACTTTATAAACTTTGGCAGAAAGAACTTCTACCAGAGAATTTTCTTATCACTGGATGTGCCAGGAGAGAACCAACTGCAGAAATGTGGAAACAATCTCTTGGTGAATATCCAGCAGACTTTCTACAGCATTTAGATTATCAATGTGCTGATCTGGACAATGTTGACACATTGAAGAATTTACCAGAGTACATTGATGACATGACATATTTTCTGTCCGTACCGCCAGAACGCTATGAAAATGCTATCATCCATCTCAAAGAATCAGGATGTCTCGACGACCCAGACCACTCCCGTTTGGTTGTGGAAAAACCCTTTGGGCACGATTATAAATCTGCTCATCATCTACAGTCTGTGGTTGAGCGACACCTACGCGAGAAACAGGTCTATCGTATTGACCATTATCTTGGTAAAGATACTGTCAATAACATTCTTGCTACAAGGTTTAGTAATATTATTCTTGAACCACTTTGGAACCGTCAGTACATAGAAGAGATTCAGATCTTTGCAACTGAAACATTTGGTTGTGATGGTCGAGCACAATACTATGATACTGCTGGTGCAGTTAGAGATATGCTTCAAAATCATATCTTACAGGTGTTTTCCCTGATTGCTATGGAACCTCCTTGCCGAATGGATGCAAAAGAAGTTCGTCGTGAGAAAACGAAAGTTCTTGCTGCTACTAGATTGGGGAGGGATACAATCCTTGGACAATACGAAAAATACAAAGATGAAGAGGGCGTTGATCCTAACAGTCACACTCCTACCTTCGTTGCTGGTACTTTATTCTGTGATAACTGGCGTTGGCAGGACGTTCCTTTTCGCGTCATGACTGGTAAGAACATGCCCTATGGGTGTGTTGAGGTTGTGATCAAACTTAAAGCCCCACCGCTAAAACTATATGAAGGTGAAGTTGGTGATCGCATTGTTATGCGTTTACAGCCTAATCCCCATCTTGATATTAGGATGGACATTAAGTCACCTGGACTTAACAATGAGTTGGAACTAGCAACTCTTACCCATGCATATCCACAGGATAGAGCAATTGATGGTTACGAGAAACTTCTAAATGATGCTATTAATGGAGATCAATCTAATTTCGTCCACGCTGACGAAGTTATGGAATCCTGGAGGATCGTTGATGATCTTCTCTGTACTGGTGACAAGTGTGCCATTCGTACTGTTCCTTATATCTATCTCCCAGGAACATGGGGACCACAACACATAACTGAAAGAATTACCAGTTGGGATTATCCAGCATGACAACAATATTCATATTTGTTTTCATAACGTTGTTAACTCTTGGTATGGAACTAACATGGCCAATTAAATACAGAGGGTAACATGCATACAGTTCAACTGCTCGTTAGATCAGTTATGCAGACTCCATGGTGCTTAGGTGTCATGGGGTTCTTTTTGGTTTTTGTCCCTGTATTGGGGATGTGGGCAGTCCACCATTATGGTTGGCAACACTGGGAACCATTTGACAAGAAGCACAAGGAGTGATATACTAGTAGGACTCAACCTCTACCTATGAATCTAAAAGTAATACAACTGAATACAGGAGATTATATTATCGCTGATGTTGAGGAACTCGAAGAAGAACCTTCTTGTTACCTCAAGAACTGTTATCAGATCATTGATGGTAAACTACATGAATGGCCTAAGTACAGTTCTGAACGTGAAGCACTAATCTTCTCTGATAGAATCGTAACCATATCCGAACCCCACCCCGATATCGTCAAACAACTGCCTTCATGAAGTTCTACACTAACGTCCAACTTGTCGGAAACACTATCCTCTATCGTGGATATGAGTATGGGGAACGTGTAATTCATCGTGACTCTTTTTCTCCGACGTTGTTCGTAACCGCTAACAAGGAAACGAAACACAAAACACTGGATGGTAAGAATGTAAAACCGATCAAATTTGAATCTGTTCGTGAAGCAAGAGACTTCATGAAACGGTATGATGGTGTTCAGGACTTTGATGTTTTTGGATACGAACGCTTTTTGTATCAGTATATGTCTGACAAGTTTCCTCAAGAGGAGATGAAGTTTGATATGTCTGTGATGAATATCATGTCTCTTGATATTGAGGTTGAGTCTGAGAACGGATTCCCTAATGTTGAAGATGTTGCTGAGAAAGTTCTTTGTATCACTGTCAAAGATTTCAACTCAAAGCAACTGATCACTTGGGGTGTTCGTGAGTATGATAACAAGAGGAATGATGTAAACTATATTTGTTGTGATAACGAAAAGGATCTTCTACTGAAGTTCCTTGGCTATTGGGTTCAGAACACACCTGATGTCATCACTGGTTGGAATGTATATCTTTATGACATTCCATACCTTGCTCGTCGTATTGACCGTATCCTTGGTGAGAAATACAAGAAGTCTCTGTCTCCTTGGAATCTAATTCAAGAACGTGAGATCTACATTCAGGGTCGTAAGAATCTTGCTTATGATCTTGCAGGTGTTTCTTGTCTCGACTATCTGGATCTGTATCGTAAGTTCACCTATACCAATCAGGAATCCTACCGACTCGATCATATCGCTATGATCGAACTGGGTGAACAGAAACTAGATCACAGTGAGTTCGAGAACTTCAAAGACTTCTATACCTACAACTGGCAGAAGTTTATTGATTACAACATTCATGACGTGGAACTTGTTGACCGTATGGAAGACAAGATGCGACTGATTGAATTGTGTCTGACGATGGCATATGATGCACGTCAGAACTATGAAGATGTTTATTCTCAGGTGAAGACTTGGGATAACATCATCTTCAATTTCTTGAGGAAGGACAACATTGTTGTTCCTCAGAAAACAAATCATAAAAAAGACTCTGCTTACGCTGGTGCTTATGTCAAGGAACCGATTCCTGGAAGCTATGATTGGGTGGTCAGTTTTGATCTTAATTCCCTGTATCCTCATCTTATCATGCAGTACAATATCTCCCCCGAGACACTACAAGATACTCGACACGATTCGGCAACCGTCGATAAAATATTGAGTAAACAGTGCATTATTCCTGGTCCGTATGCAGTTTGTGCGAACGGTGCCCAGTATCAGACTGATGTTCAGGGATTCCTTCCCAAACTGATGTCTCAGATGTATAATGATCGTGTTGTTTTCAAGAAACGAATGCTTGCCGCAAAGCAAGCATACGAACACAAACCAACAAAAGAACTAGAAAAAGAGATTGCACGTTGCAACAATGTGCAGATGGCGAAGAAGATTTCTCTGAACTCTGCTTATGGTGCCATCGGTAATGAATACTTCAGGTATTTCAAACTTGCTAATGCAGAAGCAATCACTTTGTCTGGTCAGGTTTCGATTCGTTGGATTGAGAACAAGATGAATGAGTATCTAAATACTCTGTTGCAATCAAAGGACATCGATTATGTTATCGCATCAGACACTGATTCGATCTATCTTAATCTCGGACCTCTTGTTACTAAATTTTTTAGTAATAAGTCTGACAATAAAACAGCAATTGTGGGGATACTTGACAAGATCTGTCAAGAAAAACTGGAACCTTTTATTGAGGGTTCATATCAAGAACTTGCAGATTACGTTTCGGCATTTGACCAAAAGATGCAAATGAAACGTGAGAACATCGCTGACCGTGGTATCTGGACTGCAAAGAAGAGATACATTCTTAATGTATGGGACAGTGAAGGTGTTCGGTATGAAGAACCCAAGATGAAAATCATGGGTCTTGAAACTGCAAGATCATCCACACCTGCTTTCTATCGAGACAAACTCAAGAAAGCATTCAAAATTATCATCAACAAATCAAATGATGAACTGATCCAATTCATCGATGATGTAAAACAAGAAACCAGAAAGAGAGAAGTCGCTGAGATTTCTTTCCCTCGTGGTTTGAATGGATTGTCCAAGTATGCATCCAGTTCTGATCTGTATGCTAAAGGAACTCCAATCCACGTTCGTGGTGCGATCCTATATAATCATCATGTCAAGAAGATGAAACTGGGTCACAAATATCCGATGATTCAGGAAGGTGAAAAAATCAAATTCTGTTATCTGAAGAAACCAAACCCGATCGGGGAAAACGTCATCGCTTATCTCCAGACGATGCCGAAAGAATTTAATCTGGAGAAATACATCGACTACACCACACAGTTCGAGAAGAGTTTCCTAGAACCACTAAGAAACGTTGTTGAAACTATTGGTTGGCAAGTCGAAAGAAAAGGATCACTTGAAGCATTTTTTGTATAGTAACTATGTCATTTTTAAAATCTGTTATTTCGGAGTTGGACAATGAGTTTGCATCTGTTGCCGAAGACGGTATCGCCGCTGGGGATTGTGATTCGTTTGTGGACACTGGCGCTTACATCTTCAATGCTCTTGTGTCTGGCAGCATTTTTGGTGGTCTCCCATCAAACAAAATCACTGCACTCGCAGGAGAATCCAGTACAGGTAAAACCTTCTTTGCCCTAAGTATTGTCAAGTATTTCCTGCAACAGAATCCAACTGGTCAGGTCATTTACTTTGAATCTGAATCTGCAATCACCAAGGGTATGCTTGCTGATCGTGGTATTGATGTCAAACGTATTGGTCTGGTTCCTGTCACCACTGTTCAGGAGTTCAGGACTCAGGCAATCAAGGTTGTCGATGAGTACATGAAACTCAAGAAGAAGGACCGCCCACCCCTGATGTTTGTTCTTGACTCTCTTGGTATGCTATCTACCACTAAAGAGGTTGAGGACGCTACTGCGGGTAAGGAGACGCGAGATATGACCCGTGCCCAAGTGGTCAAGTCTATCTTCAGAATCCTATCTCTGAAACTGGGTCAAGCTGGTATTCCCTTGATCGTTACCAACCATACATATGATGTTGTGGGATCTTATATGCCACAGAAAGAAATGGGTGGTGGTTCTGGTCTTAAGTATGCCGCATCTACAATCATCTATCTGTCCAAATCTAAAGAGAAGGATGGTACAGAAGTTGTAGGTAACATCATCAAATGCAAAGCATTTAAATCACGATTCACAAAGGAGAACTCTCTTGTCGCAACACGTCTTTTTTATGACGAACGTGGACTTGACCGCTATTACGGATTACTGGAACTGGGTGAGAAGTATGGAGTCTTCGAGAAGTCAGGGAATCGCTACAAAATTGGTGAATCTTCTGTTTATCCTAAATCTATTCTCGCTGATCCAGAGAAGTACTTCACGCCAGAAGTGATGCAAGCCCTTGACGAAGCTGCTAAGAAGGAGTATAGTTACGGTAGCTTTGAGTAAGTATGAAGATTGAATCCAAGATTCTGTGTCACCTTATCCATGATGAGAAGTATCTGAGGAAAGTTCTGCCTTTCCTCAAGGATGTATACTTTGAGAATCTCAGTGAGAAGATTATCTTTGAAGAGATTAACAACTACATGAATGAGTATGACGGTGTTCCTAACAACAGCGTCCTCAAGATTGAACTTGAAAAGAGGAAAGATATTTCTGAAGATATCTTCAAAGAATCTGTCACTATGTTGGATGGTCTTCGTATGGAGAAGACTGATCCACAGTGGTTACTTGACACTACAGAGAAGTGGTGTAAAGAAAGAGCAGTCTATCTTGCTCTGATTGAGTCTGTCAAGATCGCTGATGGTCGCGACAAGACTAAGAATCGTGATGCTATTCCATCCATTCTATCAGAAGCACTAGGAGTCTCATTCGATGATCACATTGGTCACGACTATCTCTCGGATTTTGAGGAGAGATTCGAGTTCTACCACAAGAAAGAAGACAAGATTCCATTTGATCTGGACTTCTTCAACCGTATCACAAAAGGTGGTCTTCCTAACAAAACTCTCAATATTGCTCTTGCAGGTACTGGCGTGGGTAAGTCTCTCTTCATGTGTCATTGTGCCGCTGCTGCTCTTAATCAAAGTAAAAACGTTCTCTATATCACGATGGAGATGTCTGAAGAGAAGATTGCTGAACGCATCGACTCCAATCTCCTGAACGTAAACATCAAAGATCTTGTCGATCTTCCCAAACAGTTGTTTGAAACTAAGGTGGAGAAAATTGCAAAGAAGACACAAGGAACTCTCATCATCAAAGAGTATCCCACTGCCTCCGCCCATTCGGGACACTTTGAATCGCTACTTAACGAACTATCTCTTAAGAAGGGTTTTTCGCCCGATATTATTTTCGTTGATTATCTCAACATTTGTTCTTCAAGTCGATTTAAAG